TGCATTGGCGGTATGGTTTTTTAAGTCCTTTGTACCTGTGATGGCTTTCTTTATTCCGGCGGTAAAATTATTGTCCTTGATAGAAAGCGTAGCACCTATGTTCTTCTTAGCCATTAACCATCACCGCCAGTCAGAGCCTTGTATTTTTCGTATTCATCTTCCATGTAAATCTCATAGCTTGCCTTATAAAAAAGCTTGTCGGCAAACGGCAGGTTTATTATTTTATCGGGAGTAATACCTCGGTTAAGGAAGTGACAGAGCATGGCAAGCTCTCCGTCACCTCGAATTAGTTTTTTATATCGTCAACCGCCTTTACACCGTCAATATATCCGGAAAGCTTTAAGCACTCAACCGCAATCTGTGGAATTTCACCCGGCTCAAAGATTCTCTCGACAATCTCCATAGGTTCAACGCAGCCGAATGCATCTCTTAACTCCTTTGACTTAAGGCACGGCTCTGTAACGCATGAATACACCATATACGCATCACCGTTTTCCATGTCCTGTGCCTCACGTGCCATTGCCGCCGTTGGACTCTCAATTGTGATAGTGCCGTCAAGCGACTTAATGTATAAGATTTCTGTCTTAGGCTTTTTCTTGTTTTCAAGCATCTGCTCTTTTCTGCGGATAAGCTCCTCAAGCGTTATTTTTGTATTCTTATTCATAATCTGCTACCTCACTTTCACTAAATCCGGGAAATAGTAATCGGTAAATCCACCACTGTATTCCTCGTCAATCATTTTTGTGTTCTCGAATTTCTGCAGTGTCAGTTCATTAAACCAAGCGTTCTCAATAACAAGCCGTTCACTGCCGTATGCGTCCGGGTCATCAATCTTTGAAATTATCTGAATACGCACATCCTGACCTTTCTTTATTTTCTCCGACAACAGCTGTGCGCCACGGGAGAATACCTTCTTAACCTTCATGCTCCATTCACCGGTAAGACCGGTCATTTTGGAGTCCTTTGCCATCTGCATGACAAAATCAACGTCCTCACGCTCAATTTTAAGCTTTGCCTCATATGAATCGGTTTCATAGACAGGCTCGCCGTCAAAATATACCATGCCCCATTTACCGTTCATAACTCTCGGTGCTGTGGGTTTTACTGCCATAAAAATTCACCCCTTTACTCGATGTAAATATTGAAATTCAAATCCTCGATAGCGTCTTGAATTTGAATATTTGCCCGTACAAAGACATTTGTGCCGGTATTAGCCGTTTTGACCTTTTCATCATCCCAAGATGAAACATCTCTTGTTTTGGAAAGCCACTCACGAGTCGCATCAATGTCTATTTCAGCCTTGTTGTCAAACTTATCGTAGAGCACTCCGCGATTTGCAAGGTCTTTGAAATACTTATTGACTGCCGCAATAAATACGATTTTGTTATCGTATGAATTTTCAACCTTGCCGACAAACTCATCCTCGAATGTGGTCCGTATATCATCACGAATCATATCGACAGCCTCAAGAATTTTGATTTTTGCAAAATCAGAGCCTTTGTCCTCAGTAAAGGTTGTAAGGGAGTTTACACCTCTTGCAATCTTTATCTTGGTGCCGTCATTTATGAGAATCAGCTTGCCGTTGTCCACATCAGCGTCCGGTGTTTCGCTCTCGGTAATGCTTTCTACCTCCGGCAGAGTGTAGTAGGTTGCACTCCTGTTAAGAGGAAGTCCGGCAAGGATACCGGCAATGCGACAGCAGAACTCTGCGGTTGTGTATGTTTTTGCTCCGGCCTTTATATTATCGGTCGCAAAGTTTATGATGCCCTCATAATCCGCAGCAACGGAAGGCAGTACTGCCTTAAAGGTTTTATGATATTGTGTTCGTTGCTCTTTAATAAAGCTGACAACAGTATCTGTTTCACCGTCTGAAAGTCCGGGAACGGTAAGATAATACCACTGTTTGTTTTTTAGCCGTTCCAGTGCGTCTGATATATCTCCTGACGTCTGTACTCTCTCAACGATAACCTTTGACGGACCGCCCATAAAAATGAGCGACAAAAAAGCGAGGTTGCTTGCCGTAAAATGGCTTTTAACAATCTCGCTCTCCTTTGAAAAGGTGTAGGTTTGGGTTGTATTGCTGTTGTCCTTTAAGATAACTGCAACAATCCCTCGCTCACTTCGTGTGATAATGGTTTCTGCCAGTGTCTTAAAATCAATTAATATTTTCGGAAGTCCCACGACTGTCTGTCACCACTCTTTCATCTAAATTTTTCATTTTCGGCACTGATGCCGATTTTGTATTTGTTTCCTGAATAAATTCCAGTTCAAAATATGTGATAAGGGCAGACTTATCTGTATCGAAGGTTACTTCATTTACAGATAAATACCTGTCCTTAACCTTAAGCGGAGTATACAAGAATGCATTTTTCATTTTTTCGGCATTTGAGATGAGTTCCTCTTTTGTTTCTATAGCCGGGTGGTATGAGATTTCAATTCCCATAGTTACCAGTTCATAAAACTTATTCTCTGTGGTAACACTTACCGGCATAACATCAACAAAACAGGCAGGCTTGGTAAAGCCCTCATTAACTTCTGCGGCAATAACGAAATATCCGTTCTTTTGGAGCAGCTTTGATACTGCCGATTGTATATCCTTAATTGTAATCATGATTATGATAATCAAATCCTTTCAAAAAATTAAGTTTGAAAGAAAATCGTTCAGATTGCCACTTTGCAGTGAGTGGTGCTGTACCCAACGGTTTTGCCTGCAAAACTCGCCTACGGCGACTATCGGCAAAGCCGATAGCGTAAGGTACCGCCCCGAACAAAAAGTGGTGAGATGGGCGATTTTATTCAAACTTCAACCTCTCTTGTTAAATCATCAAGCAATTTTTCCGCATTTTTACCGAATGCGGAATTGAGTTCTTTTACGGTGCTTTCAATCATTTTTTCAGCCTTTGTTTTGCCACCGACCGAAATACCTCGAATACCTCTTTGCAGAACATTCAGCTTTCTGCCGTTTCTGCCGACTGTCGAGCCACCGGTTACAACCTTATGACCTTCCTCAACAACATGACCGTAGCGGTTTTCGGTCTGAACACGAGCAACTCTCGCTTTGCCGAAGGTCTTAGGCTTCTTTGTTCGCCATGAGCCTTTCAGCTTTTTTGTTTTGCCTGTGGGCGTTTTGGAGCGAACACGCTGTCTTGCGGTGTTTGCCATAGCTATAAGCATCGCATCGGTTTTGTTTTCATATTTCTGTTCGATACGATTAAATGCTTTCTGTAAATCCTCAAAACCGAAGGTGCCGTCATCATTTGCCATCGTAATCATCTCCGTTAAAGGTTTGTGCCGATTTGCTGTCTTTTTCAGCAGCTACAATCTGAAGTTCATCGTGTTTGCCGCCGAGGTCAAGGACAGATACAATTTCAAACTCACGATTATCGTACAAAATACGCATATCTGATGTGATGTGTCTGAAAAACCGTGTTGATATTTTGTATGTTGTTTCGGCTCTTATCTTCTGACTTTCCTCATATTCTCGTCCGCTCATGGGAGCAACAAGTCCCGCAACGGAGAAATTTTGCAAAGCCAATTTATGTGCATAGGGTTTGCCGTCAATATATTTCAACACAGCGTTGCCGTCATTATCATGTGATAAATACACCTTATCTGCATCCACTTGAATAGGGAGAGGAAGATACGGCTTGAACGGCTTATACCTCGGTACGGTTTCACCCATAGAATTTATAATTTCATCTGTCGGTGACAGGAAAATTATTCTGTGCCTTAATTTTGAAAAGTTCATTAGAATTGGTCCTTTCTGTAATTATCCAAAAGCCGATACACCGTTTCGGGAATAGGTGCGCCGCTCCTGTTTTCATAAAAATGCGAAATAACCAAAAGCTGTGCCTGGCGCACAGACTCCGGCATCGGCTCGATGATGTCTTTTCTCATATAATTCTCACACAGTTCCTTTGCCAAAATCAGAAGGACGGAAATGTATCCGTCCTCCTCGTTGTGGTCTATTCTTAAAAATCCCTTTACTTCATCAAGCGTCAGCATTTGCCTTTCCACCCGCTTTCAGTTTCTGTTTTTCTTTCGATTTGGTTTCGGCGATTTCTTCTGCCAGTCCTCCGGCAATTAAATCCTTTCCCAAATCCTCTGCAACAATGACTTCTTCACCTTGCCTGTATGTGAAATCAAGTCCGCTGCATGATACCAATATTTTTATGTGCATATCAGCTCACCTCACGATGCCTTGCAAGCAAGCGTTTTTACTGTTTCTGCAAGAGTAAGCTTCCCGTCCACTCTCTGGAATGTTCTGAATCCCACCTGTCCTGTTGCAGCGTACAGTTCATTTAATCTTTGGAAGGTTCTGCCCTGACGGTCGGCAATCCAGTAATATGAAATATCACCGAAAAGAATCGGCTTTTTGCCTGCTCCGATTTCGGGCATATATGCGGAAGATATAATTCTGTTGCCGATAAGGGTATCCGGCTGTCCTTCTTTCAATCCGGGCTGCCACAGATACATTCCGTTTGAGTCTTTAAGCTGGCGGATTGCTTTTACAGTTGAATCGTTGGCAATAAATACAGCATTTTTCCTGTATGGTGAGCGAAGGCTGTGATAGAGGTCAATAACTTCATCTGCTGTAATCGCCGCTGCCGCCGCTGTGGTCTTACCTGTTTCCGCTGTTTGCAATATTCCCGTGGGTCTGCCTGTTCCGGTGCCGTTTATGAACGCATTTTCTTCCGCCGCTGCCATGCGTCTTACAAACTCTTTTGAAATATATTGCTCAAGGTCAAATACAGAATCGTTTAACAGCTCTTCCGATACCTTTATAATAGAAGTAAGCTTATGCGCACCGAGCGTGATTACTCCAAACGAATCGTCCGATTCGGTATATGCCGCTTCTTCATCCGTCCAGGTTGCCTCACCGTATCCTGCCACAACCGGGATTTTCTTATCACCGTTTGATGATTTTATGACCGTTGCATACTGTCTGATAATATTTTCATCGTGCAGTTTTTCGATAAGCGCGCTTTCATACTCGTCCGGCACAAGATATCCGCCCTCGGAGTCTGTTCCGATTTGCAGTGCATTTACCGCTTCATACGGATTCTTCTTGTTCCGCATTGCCAGCCAGAATGATTTTTTGTATTCATCTGAGCTGCGGCCGGTTTTTTCTTCTGTTTTTGTGTTTGGGTTTGCGCTGATCGGCGCACTTGTCGGCTTAGACATTTCAAGGTCTAATGCCTCGCGTCTTTCGATAATCCCGATTTCCTTGCCGAGATCTACAATCTCCTGCTCCATTTTTTCATATGTCGCTCTGTCATCTGCCGACAAAACATCGCTGTTTCTTTTGGCATTATCCAAAAACAGCTTCGCTTTTTCCCATAATTCACTTCTTTTTTGTCTTAATTCAACCGATTTACTCATTAAAAAATCCTCCTGTTATTTCAATAAATTTAATCTTGTTTCAAATTGAGAAATATCGGCTCCCTGCGGTTCTTTCTCAATCTTTTTCAGTTTTTTGCGCATAGCGGAAACCGTATTTGTAACCATACTCTTTTTATCGAATATGAAATCCGTTCCCGATTTCAGCTTATCGTTATCGGAATACATAATTTTATCACAAAAACCTAAATCATACGCAGATTTTGCATTCATCCATGTTTCCGAATCCATCATCTTTGATATTTTTGCTCTCGATAATCCCGTTTTGTTCTGATATGCGTTTATAATGCTTTCTTTGATTTCGTTCAGAAAATCAATGCCCTTTTCAAGCTCCGAAACCTCACCGCACAGCATCATACTCGGATTATGACACATCATCATGCTGACAGGCGACATTAAAACAACATCTCCCGCCATAGCGATAACCGATGCCGCAGACGCAGCAAGGCTGTCTACTTTCACGGTAATTTTGCCGTTATGCTCTTTTAGTGCGTTATATATCTCGCTCGCAGCAAAACAATCGCCACCCGGAGAATTTACAAATACTGTTAAATCGCCGTCTACACTGTCAAGCTCGGATTTAAAGAGTTTCGGCGTCACCTCATCACCCCACCACGATTCTTCAGCAATCGGACCGTTTAATATGAGGATGTTCTCAGTTATATCCTCATTGTCTGCCGTATTTGTTACCTTTTTAAAGTTCCAAAATTTATTCATTTTCTGTTTTTCCTCCTGTCTGCGTCCATACGCCTGCATTTGTCAAATCTACCATGTTTCCGTTGCATAGGTACCTGTCACCGCCAAGCTCTGCCGGTATCTTGTTCATATCCTCAAGTTCCCGTATATCGTTCGTACTCATCCAGCCGTTCTGTCTTGCTATCGCATATCCGTTCATACGGCTTGCAAAATCTCCCCGTAACATTCCGTCAACGTTGAATTTTACAAAATATACACCTTTTTCATTTACGCTCAAAAGCTTTTGACAGATACTCTGCTCAATCCTTACCAGCCACGGTCTTATGGTATTCACAATAAAATCAAGGCTTTGCTGTTCAATATTTGAAAAGCTTGACTTTTCAAGGTCTGCCACCATATGCGGAGGTACTCTGAATATCCGGCAAATTTCGTTTATCTGGAATTTGCGTGTTTCAAGGAATTGTGCTTCGTTTGGCGGTATGGATATGGCTTTGAAAGTTACACCCTCCTCCAAAACCGCCACACGGTGGGAGTTACTTGTTCCGCCGTATACCTCGTTCCAGCTTTCACGAAGCTTTCTCGGATCTTTCAAAACTCCCGGATGCTCCAAAACGCCGCTCGGATTTGCGGAATTTGCAAAAAATCTCGCACCGTATTCCTCCGCCGCAATAGAAAGACCGATTGCATTTTTAGTCATTGCAATCGGCGAGTACCCGATAAGTCCATCATATCCCAACCCCGGTATATGCAGAACATCATTATTGCTTAAAGTATGGCGCTGTCCTTTGGTATCTGTATAAATGTAATATATTTCTCCCGTAATATCCGAACGATAGACCTCCATCTTATCCGGCAGCAGAGGGTACAGTTCAATGATCTCGCCTTTGCCGTTTCGGATAATCTGTGCATACGCATTTCCCCATAACAAAAGATGACTGACAATTGTTTCTCTGAAAACAAAAGCAGTCATCTCATGATTCGGTTCATCGTGCAAAAGATAATACAGTGGATGCGTACAATCTTTTTCTTTTCCGTTATCCGTGTATTTATATAGATGCAGCGGCAGACTGGCTATGGTTTCGGCTATGATACGAACACAGGCATACACTGCTGTCTGCTGCAAAGCCGTCCGTTCGGTCACAGCCTTGCCTGACCATGACCTGCCGATATGAAACCAGCTTGTTCCGACAGACGCATTGCGCGGTTTATCCCGTGATTTGAAAAATGATTTAAAGATATTCATGGTGTATCCCTCCAAAATTCTGCATCAAAAAAGCACCTATCGTTTGATAGATGCTCCTTTGTCCATACTATTCTGCTGTATCCGAAAGTATAATATCCATCATTTCCTTAGGCGTAACAACATACGGCTTCACCGGAAAATGCTTAATATTACCTGTTACGAGATATGCGTCCGAGCTTTTTCTTTGTTCCATAACAACCTCATAAAATACCCTATCTTTCGGATCAGGCAGTTCAATATCAATTCTTTCTTCATCAGCGAATATTGCACGCCCTTTAATTGCTTCTATGACCTCGCTTACAATTTTATCTGTAAAATGAAATTTGGGTCTTAGAAGAACCTCTCTGTATTCTTCTAAAATTTTCTCATTTAATACAGGTGTAATCGGGCCCTCAATTACCAATTCCAAAATATTTCCCGGCACAGAATTCCATTTAAGCATTGCTGACACTATGACATTGGTGTCAATAACAGCATAATATCTCATTAACCTCACCTATGCTTTCTCGCTTCACTGATTTCTGCATTTATCTCATCAAGTGTCATATCGGCAATACCGTTTTCTGAGGCGATGCGGCTTGCTTCCTTCATTGCGCTTAAAGCTGTATTTTCAGAATTATTATCAAGCTTCATGCTAAACGGGATTCCGTTTTCCTGGATTAACCGCGCAATACACATACGCATATACGTCGGCAAATCAATTCCCAATTTGTCGCATATGCTGATTGCTTTTATTCTTGACGTATCCTCTGTGCGAAATTGAACTAAAGTTTTTGCCATGTATAACATCTCCTTTACTCTTTGTAATATCATTATATCATACTTTGTAATCATTTGCAAGCGTTTGATTACAAAAATATTTTTTTATATATAATATTATTAGTAAATATATGCTTATGTATACAATTTTATTTTTATATCACCAAAACACCGCGCTCATCATAAACTGATGATGTGTTCACATTCATATTGCGCACGGCTCTGTCCAATGCCATAATTGTACTGACCGCACCGTCTATTCTCTCTGTTGAGTGTTTCTTTGACGGCTTTATATTTTCAGCAGCATCGGTTTCAACGCACACATTATCAAAATTCCACCTGAGAACCGGATTCATGTTATGTACAATTTTGTTTTTAAGCACAAGCGTGAATATCTCCTTTGTCGGCGGCGACATATCCTTAAAGCCTTGTCCGAACGGCACCATTGTTAAACCTTCGTCCATCAGATTTAATATGATTTGTGTTGCGTTATATCGGTCATATGCAATTTCTTTTACAGCAAACTCACTTGCAATTTCTTTAATATCCGCCTCTATTCTGCGGTAGTCAACCACATTTCCCTGTGTTGTTCGGATATGCCCCTGTGCTTTCCACACATCATACGGAACATGGTCACGGTTCACTCGTTTTTTAAGATTATCATCCGGTATCCAAAAATACGGAACAATAATATATTTTTCATTTTCGTTTCTCGGCGGAAACACAAGCACAAATGCAGTAAGGTCAAGTGTGGTTGAGAGGTCCAGTCCTCCATAGAATTCACGTCCCTTTAAAAGTGATAAGTTCACTATCTCATTACATTCATCCCATTTATCCATCGGCATCCAACGGGTGGACTGTTTAACCCACTGATTAAGACGCAGCTGTCGGAACAGATTTTCCTCTGCCGGGTTGTCCTTGGCGCTCATGTATGCGTTTCGTACCTTTTCAATATCTATCGTGTACCCGAGTGACGGATTTGCTCTGTACCAGTTTTCCTCGCTCGTCCAATCCTCATCATCCGGCAAACCGTATATTGCAGGATAGAATGTGGTGTCTATCTTTCTGCCCTCCAAAATATCCACCGCTTTTTGGTGTTGTTCAAAGCATATGCTGTTTCTGTCTGTTCCGGCTGTGGTTATAAGGAAAAACAATGGCTGCATTCTTGCGTCACCGGAGCCTTTTGTCATGACGTCAAACAAATCACGATTTGGCTGTGCATGAAGTTCATCGAAAATCACGCCGTGAATATTTAAACCATGCTTTGTAAATGCCTCCGATGAAAGCACCTGATAAAAGCTGTTTGTCGGTTTATACACAAGCCGTTTTACCGACATTACGGGTTTTATCCGTTTTTTTAGTGCCGGGCACTGGTCAACCATATCCACGGCAACATCAAAAACAATGCTTGCCTGCTGACGGTCGGACGCACAGCCGTAAACTTCAGCGCCCCATTCCATATCGCCACAGGTAAGATACAGCGCCACACCTGCCGCAAGCTCTGATTTACCGTTCTTTTTCGGAATTTCCACATACGCTGTGTTATATTGTCTGTAACCATTTCTTTTCACAGTTCCGAATACGTTTTTTATAATATCCCGCTGCCAGGGGAGCAGGTCAAACGACTTCCCGTGCCATTTACCCTTAGTGTGTTTTAAGCTGCTTATGAAGTTTATCACACGTTTTGCCTTATTTTCATCATACATCAGCCTTACCACCGCCAAGCGTTAAAAGATGTTCCATTAAATCATCATCGCTGTCCGAATTTGAGGAGTCGGCTGCAATACGGCTGCGTGATGATGGTGTTAATCCGAACTGTTCGCAAAATCTGTTCATAAGCCGCAGATATGTCTGCGCAATTGACACCTGCGGAACCTGCTGCCAGTACCCGGACGGGGTTTTCACAATTGCACCGTGCCGTGATATGAACTCCTCTGCCTCTTTCCACCGGGCATACGCCTGACAGTATCCTGCAAAAGCGGTCATGTCCACTTCTGTTAATATTCCAAGCTGTTCCATCTGCTTTGCAAGTCTGCGCCATTCTTTTTTCGCATCAGGTTCAAGCCATTTAGGGCATGGCGGCGCTTTTTTCACAGGGTGCGGTTCATTTGTATTAATTTCTCTTTTGCCGGGATTGCCCTCCAGCTCCTTTAAAGCTGACGGTTTCGGTTTTCTGCCTCTCTGTGCCACAAGTGTCACCTCCTTTGCGCAACGAAAACAGCCGCTTTTTAAGCGACTGTCTGTTTATATATTTTTTTATCTGATTCCGTGAATTGCCCTTAAAATTTTATCCTGTTCTGCGGTGTCAATGCCGATACTTTCAAGTGCCTCGCGTGTGCTGCAGTCCGGGCAGATCGTGGTTTTACCGTCCACCCTTGAAATTGCCGGTCTGTCCGTGTATACTTTTTTGCACCTGGGGCATACGGCTGCTGTTGCTATTGTTTCTTTCATTTCAAACATTCCTTTCTGCTCCGTTCGTATGCGTTTTTTAGCACATCAATATCAAATCCGAAATTATGATACCCTTCAACACAGGTTCTGACATAGCTTTTCGTTGGGATTCCGACGGTCTCTCCTCGTGCATGATGTAAACATAAACCTTGCGGTTTCGCACCTTGCCCGTTTTAATTCCTTTAATCGGCAATACGAATTCCTTTTTGTAATAGAAGGCGGGATAACCCTCGTAACGGTCAAGTGCAAGTTCGTCCTCTGCTGTGGTTTCCCACACGGCAACAGGAACGCTTGAACCGTCCTTCGGCTCAATGGTTAAGTATGAACCCGTCTTGCTACCCTTAAAAAGCAATTCGTAATTCGGTACAACAGTCGTTCCTATAATCCTTGCATTCGGACAGCGAAACTTCATTTGATAAACATTAAGATTACTTCCGTATGCGATATAGTATCTTTTATCCATATTAAAAACTCCTTTCAAATTATCCTTCTACCACCTAAAGACCGCACTCAGCGGCCGGTGTGGGTGACTGTGGTTCAAGCCGTTCTGCCGTTTCTGAAGGCTGTGTCACCCGAAAGTCTTTTTGTAAGGAGTTCCCTTGCTGTTTTGAACTCATCACCGATGAATCCAAGCCTTAATAACCATGTTCTCATCGCGTATTTTGGGTTCTCGTTCTGCTGTGGCTTTGGACTTGCTGTTTTTACCGTCTTTGCCATTTGCGAAAGTGCAAGTGAAAGTTGTATAAAAGTTTTCAGCCAGCCTGCATGAAGACCGTTTTTCTTTGTTTCCGTAGGTCTTTCAAACTCATACATTCTCAGTTCTATTGTACCTTTTGTGAAGGTTGCGTGGAGATTGCACATATGATATCTCGAATCGTTGTAATGATTATCTCTGCCGTAATTTGCGCCGTTTCCGCTATACCAAATGTCTGCCAAAGCCGACATTGTTTTCGGTTTTTTTCTGTTAAGCTGTTTAAGAAAGGCGGGGTCAACCGTTCTGCAGTATCTTGCTGTCCTAAAACCGTCCACTTTTAATGCGTCAATCAACAAATCTTCATGACTCGCCATAATATTCACTAAATTTCTCAAAGTCTGTGCCGTATGTCCTTTTGCTCCGATGTGAATGTGGACTCCGCAGCCTCGGCTCGCGTCACTCTTTGCCCCCGCTCTCCGAAGCCGTCTTACAAGTTCCTGTAAAAGTTCTATATCATTGTAGGTAAGTATCGGTGTAACCATTTCGCATTTTTCGCTGTCAGTTCCCGCAATGCTCACATCCTTTTGAAACTTCCATTCTCTGCCTTGTGCGTCCCAAGCCGACCAAGTGCAGTATCCGTTTCGCCTTTCAGTGTCTGCAAATCGCTCTGTTCCGAAATATTCGGCGGCAAGTTTTGCGGCTTTATCTCGTCTTATGCTGTTCATCTCAACTTCGACTCCGATGGTCTGTTTCTTCATTTCCGCAATCTGATTTAATATTCTGTCTGTCATTGTATAATCCTCCTAAACCCTTGTCCCGCAAGGCTTTTCTTTAATTTTGTTATACACATATTAACTCTGAAAGAGGATTATATCAATACGATTACTACCCAAAGATACACACATATAATTGTGTATATGTAAGCATATTATGACGGATTTTAATCTGAAATTTTCCGTATAACATCCTCGCCATAGACAACATTTAAGCCGCAGCCGTTATCCCAATCGACCATTATACTTCCGATATCGTCAACACCCTTAACGGTGCCCTTTGTTCCGACAGGCGGCGCTTGCTTATCATCCATTTTCACAAGCTCCACACGGCTGCCAACGGGGTATAGCTTTTTAATTTCATCAATCAGCATATTTTTCTTGCCTTCCTTATCGGTAATCCATTTGCCGTTTTTCCATCCGTCCAAAAATATAACCGCATCGGAAAAACCCGTGCGGTAATAATGGTCGACTGTTTCGCCGTCAAGCAGTGCATATGCGTTTTCGCATCTGTTTAACAGCTTTTTCTGCTCATCGGAGAGCGTTTTTCTTAAATTGTCCATGCAGGACTTAAATTTCAGATATGCGTCTTGGAGTTCTGTCGGCTCGGATTTTCCGTGCAGATTCAGCCGTCCCAAAACAAATTTACTGATTTCCTCGTTCATAATATCGTACCGCCTTTCTTTTGGTTAATTTGGTTAAGTACATATATTACTCAAATTCGAGGAAATATCAAGTCCTTTTTGCAATATAAATATTATTCTGCCATTTGCACAAAATCCGGCGCCAAATATATTTTTATCGGTATATTTCTGCGATGGCAGTTGTCTATTACAGATTTTGTGCCTCTCGATTTTCCGTCCCAAAACGCAAGCACAATATCTGCGTTTTCGATTATTGTAATATTTCTTTTAAGCGGTGCGCCCCGACCAAAGCGTTCATAGTCCGGCAAAAATTCCGTTAGCTTTAGTCCGTTGCGGTTTGCATATTCTTTTGCAACGGTATCAACACCTCTTGCGCCGCCCGATACAATCTCTGTTGTACCAATCGGAATGAACCTTGATAAATCCACATTCGTTATATTTCTTGAACCTATAATAGCTGTTTTCATAAAATTACCTCATTTTCTATGCGTCAAAACTTCGTCATTTCTGCATTTTATTATACTACAATGATATAATTTAGTCAATACTTAGTCAGAGGTGAGTCAATTATGAAAGATAATCTTCCGCGTTACACGCTCAGAGTTTCTCAAGTTTTGCTTGATAAGCTTGCATATATCGCCGAATACGAAGGCAGAACCAAGAACAAGGAACTTGAACAGCTTATAAAAAAGCGCATTGCCGAATTTGAATCAGAGCATGGCGCAATAGAAACTCACTAAATACTTCGAATTTACTCGGAGTATTTTTTGTTTGTCATCACAATCCCGGAAAGCACAAAGCATACGCACGGCAGTGCGACTCCATTACCCCACAATTTATACTCTGCCGAATCGGAATGCGGATTTTTAAGCCATTTTATAATCTGTTTATCTGACTTCGGCTTTTTTGATGTTCCCATAGCCTTTCGGTGTGTTTCAAACACATCTCTCCAAAATGCAACATCCTCATCGGTTGGATTTTCGGTTTCAAGGTTTTTACACCAACTGTCCGGAAAACCTTGCAGTCTTGCACATTCTGTGGGAGTGAGCCTGCGCACTATGTATTCGGCATTATCGTTTGTATCGTTTATCATCGGCGGGTCTTTATAATCGGTGGCAACGAGCGTATTTGCAAGCTTCTTTTCGGCATTCGTAAAAAAAGATGCCTTTGAACTTGAATAGGTCGGCGCAGCAACAGCGCCGGGTCCTTTTGCCACCATAGTCGGCTGAACCTCTTGCTCAACCGCAAATGAATATTTTGCATTCTGCCCTTGATTGAAAGCTGCTCTGTCAATTCCGTATGCAACAGCGTGTTTATCTGTTGCGTTGAGCGTAAACGATACATCTTCATTTATGCCATTACCTTGCGGACCGTTTTCATCCTTGCGGCCTATCATTGAGCCTTGAACACATACTGTCGGCTCGCCGCCGTGTGTACAGGCAAGAGTGGGTGAGACTCCTTTTGATACACAGCATCCCGATTTACCTCCGCCTTGGTCAACGCATACCACCGCCATGCCGCCTTGGTTGCATGACGGATTTCCACCGTTTGCGTCAAGGCATCGTGATGTGTCAGCCTCATAAAAACCGCTGTGCGGATTATCCGATTTCATGGAATTGCTGTCTTTGGAGCATATTCCGTATACAACCGCAACACCGCCTTGGTTGGAATCCGGAGCGTTGCCGCCGGTGTCGATTGTTCTTGCTACATCGGTTTCATAGCAATTCTGCCTTGCGTTTTTCGTACCTTCCGAAGTAAACCGTACATCGTAGCATTGCTCCACCACAAACGGCTGATTGTTTTCGCCTGTGCCGTAGGTTGCGCTTACGGTCGGTGCGGTATCGAGCGGTCCCTTAAATCTTGTATCCTGTCCGTGGTTTTCATAAACAGCTGCCGGAACAGTACCGGCCCGAAGTGTCGGAGATACTTCTTTTTCAAAACCTATCGACCTTGCTTTTGCCGAATGTTCCGTGCAAAATCCCGCCGATTCCATAACACAGGGCGGATGATGCGCCTCGGCACGGAGTGTTGCAGTTACATTTTTGGTTACATCCATTCTGTTTCCGCCTTGGTCATTCAGACACGCTGCGCCTGTTTCTCCAAAGCCGTTTTGAGTATCTTTGGCAGCTCTTTGCCACGGGAAGCTGCCCTTTTTAGAATACCCAGACAAGCCCTCTGACTCAAATAGTATTTTTCCAGCACACCCGCCTCCAAAATCTGCGACAAGGTAGATGCGTTTTCTTCGCTGGGGGACTCCCCAGTATTGAGCATCGAAAACTCTCCATGCGACTGAGTAATCGTCTGCCACGATTTCTCCGGCATTCGGCCATTTCTCATATCGAGGAATATCAGCTCTTCTTTGACGGAACAGACGCTTTCGAGGACAGCTTTGAAGTCCTCGCCGCCGTTTGACGAGAATGCTCCGGGCACATTTTCCCACACGATGAATCTCGGATATTTTCCATTTGTTTTATCCCTCATTTCCTTTATAATTCGTATTGCCTCATAAAAGAGGTTTGAACGGCTGCCGTCAAGTCCGGCTCTTTTGCCTGCTATGGACATATCCTGGCAAGGCGAGCCGAATGTGATAATATCCACGGGCGGAAGTTCTGCGCCGCTAAGCGTGGATACATCACCGCAATGTTTTACCTTTGGCAGTCTTTTGCTTGTGACACGCACGGCAAACGGCTCAATTTCGGAACTCCATACGGGAGTGATTCCGCATAACAGTCCGCCGAGCGGAAAACCACCGCTGCCGTCAAACAAACTTCCGAGGGTTAAATTACTCATTTTCATCACTCTTTCGTATATCAGAATACTTGATTTTTTCTCCGTTCCGTACAAGGTACACGTTTTCATCATTTCCGACCTGCTCAATATACCTTTTTACAATAACATCCGCATACTTTTCATCAAGCTCAATTGTATAGCAGGTTCTGTCGGTTTGTTCGCAGGCAATAAGTGTACTTCCGCTGCCGCCGAACGGATCAAGCACCAGCCCATTTGTCATTGATGAATTCAAAATCGGATATGCTACCAGTGCGATTGGTTTCATAGTCGGATGAAGTTCAGATTTTTTCGGACGGTCAAAATTCCAAATGGTAGACTGTTTTCTGTCGGAAAACCATTTATGCTTTCCGTTCTTCTTCCATCCGAAAAGTATCGGTTCATGTTTCCACTGATACGGCGAGCGTCCGAGTACAAGACTCTGCTTTGCCCAGATACACACTCCTGACAAATAGAATCCGGCATCAACAAATGCTTTTCTGAAATTCAATCCTTCCGTATCGGCATGGAACACATATATGCTCGCATCATCTGCCATAGCATTTGCCATGTTTTTGTATGATGCAAGCAGGAAATTATAAAAATCGGTATCTGCCATGTTGTCATTTTGGATTGTTCCGGCTTCTGATGAATAGTTGACGTTATAAGGCGGGTCTGTAACAACAAGATTTACCTTTTTTCCGTCAAGCAATGTATCAAATACCTCCGGCAATGTAGCGTCACCGCACACAAGTCTGTGTCTGCCGAGTTGCCAGACATCTCCGAGTTTTGTGATTGTAGGATTCTGCAGTTCGGCATCCACATCAAAATCATCCTCTTTTGTTTCTTTTGAATGTACATCATTAAACAGCTCGTCAATCTCCGGCGGTTCAAATCCGGTCATTGAAACATCGTAATCAAGGCTTTGCAAGTCCTTAATCAAATCTGCCAGCAGTTCTTTGTTCCATTCACCGGTGACCTTGTTAAGAGCAATATTTAATGCCTTTTCCTTGGTTTTGTCAATTTCGATTACAACACAGTCAACTTCATCATAACCCAGAGCTTTTAATACCGACCACCGCTGATGTCCGCCGATAATGGTCATGTCCGAATTTACAATGATAGGATCAACATATCCAAACTCCGTTATGCTGTTTTTTATCTTCTCATATTCCGCATCACCCGGTTTTAATTTCTTTCTCGGATTGTAGCTTGCAGGAATGAGTGCGTTAATTTTCAGTTTTTTAAATTCCATTTTATATTAAATCCTTTCTCAACACTTTAAGTTTGCAAGAAAATCGTTCAGATTGCCGTCTTGCAGCGAGTGGTGCTGTACATGGGTACTGCCCCGAGCAAAAGGCGGTGATATGGGCAATTTTATTCAAACTTAGTTCCTCCAAATCGGTCTTTTATATAACATTCATGACTGCAAAATTTTCTGTGCCTGTTCCCATAACTAATGAATTGCTTATGACAGTAACTGCATTCGCATTGATACATTGCGTCACGGCTGCGATTGATTTTATCTGCGTTTTGTTTCCACCACTCTCGGCGGCACTCATCGCAGCAAAACTTCCGTTTTCGTCCGTGATGCTTAGATTCAAGAGGCTTTGAACAGTTAAGGCACAGCACTCCGTTTTTAACTTTGAGTTCCATGTTTTTCTGCATAACCTCTGCATTTCCGTTTAAGCCATACTTTCTGCAAAAGCCTCTCACGGCATCGCGTGAAAGACCAAGAACATTTGCAATTGCCTTATATCCCATACCGCTTGCCCGCAGTTCAGGAATTTTCATTGTCTCGTATTCTGTCATGAGCTCACCTCATTTCGTAAAATGTTTTTCAAAAAAACATATAAAAAACACTCAAAAATGCATTAAAAACGCATAGATTTGAGTGTTTTTTGGAAATTTAAGTTTTTAATTTAAAAACCTCCGAAAACCGCATAGCAGCTTGGTTTTCAGAGGTTTTCGCCGTTGTTTTGCGTTATACATTTTAGCAAAACAAAATGCCTTTAAACGCAGTCGGCACAAGGCTTTGCACCATTTCGCAGGGGGTCCCCCCTCGTTAATTTTGCGAAAATTCACACAAAGGGTGGGCGCGGTCTTCGTGCGGGCTCGCCCCGGAGATTTTTACCCCCTACCCTTCGTCAATATCCGTACTTTGGAATGCTATCATATTTTCCTGTTTTTTTATCATGACATCGCTTGCATAGGCTTTGCCAATTACTCTCGCTCCACATCAGTTGTTCGTTCCCACGGTGTGGTATGATGTGGTCAACCACCGTTGCGGGGATAAGCTTTCCTTTTCGTTTACACTCCTCACACAATGGATGCGCTTTTAGGTATAGCTTTGAAAGTCTTCTCCACTTGGATGTGTATCCACGTTCATGTGCGGATGCTCTTTTGTTATCAACTGAGTGTTCCGTACAATATCTTTCGTCAGTTAAGTTGGGGCAGCCGGGATGCCGGCATGGTTTCTTAGGTCTTGTCGGCATCCTTACCACCTCGCTTTTAGGAGTGAATTTCGTATGACATTCAAATTGCTCTTCTGTCGATTATAAGTATAACATAACAGCCTACTGTAATACAATGGATTTTACTGTAAACTTTTAATTTTAGAAATATTTTTTAATGCTCGTTTATGTATCTTATAAACATTATCTATTCCATACCCCATTGCAATTGCTATCTCCTCCCACTTGTTAAACATTAAATACCGAAGTTCCAATAGGGTTCTTTGTTCGGCATTGGGGATACTGTTAATCGCATCAGTTACATCCTCTTTCAGCTTTACAAGTTTTTTTATTTCTTTGTTAATTTCATTTTCGTAATCAACAATCTTTGCAACAATATCCGCCTTTGATGTATAGCCACTACCCTTTGGCATATCCGAAAGCGTGGAACTTGCTTTAACTGCCAGCTCCCTCAAAGACTGTACCTGTTCCATCTTACATCTGATTCTTAAATCCACCCTGTATGCTTGTCCCAAATATTCCTTAGCCGTCATTGGTTTGTCCTCCTTCGTTTTTTAATCTTTCAATCAGCATTTCTCCGTCAAGGTCAGTAAGCACACCGAACCATTTCGACCGGAAGAACCTGATTATGTGTGACTTAGCACCATTACTTCGTGCTACTCTGTAGTCCCTTACAGCCTGCATGATTATGGCAGCGGCTAACCTCCTGTATGCACTATCCATCAAGCCACCTCCAAACTTTCAATCACAGTCTTGACCTCTTCAAGGCTCCGAACCACAACGGCAATTCCATCTGCCCTTTTTATGTTTCTAAGATTTACATCCTGCAGAGCTGTGGTCTTTCCTTTTTCGTTCTTCACTTCAAATGCCACGAACCGTCCTCTGTAGCAACAGATAATGTCTGGAATCCCGGCACTTCCGTAACTACCGCCATGTTCCTTAAACGAATAGCATTTATCAAGTGTTTTTAAGTATTTTAATATCTTGTTCGTTATGTTTTTTTCAAGCATGGTTTTATTTCTCCTTATATAACGGTAATATTCATGTTACCATTCATATTACCGTTTTCGTTATCGAAAACCATAGATAAATACTATATATATTATATTGGTAATATAATAATACGATTTTACACACCTCGCGTATGTGAGGTAAATTCCACGTACTTAATTTTTATTTTTTTATCTATATATAGGTGTATGTACACGGTATTACCCGTATTTTCGTGTTACCATGTTCAAAATATCTACGGTTTATTTTACCGTTTATGAAAGTGGAATCACTTCATTTTCATCATCACCGGTTGGAATATCTATAACATAATACCAAGTCTGCACGCCTGCGTTTTTCTTTTGTTTCTGTCTTTTTCCATTCCAACGTTGCATATATCCTCGTTCAAAGAATCCTGTCATACATTTTTCAACAGGGTATCCGCACTTCTTTAAGGCATCATACAATGGAGCCTTTGCAACATAGTATCGTGATGCTCCTTCCTTTATACCAAACCTCAGGTTCGCATCATCACCAAACGCCTTATCATTTATTAAACACCAATCTGTGATGTACTGCCAAGCACGGGATATGATGTCCTCTTTTTCAAGAGAAGTATTATTTTCAAGCATTATAATTGCCGCGTTTACGGCATTCTCAAACGCAATAGCTTCTTCAGTATTCCAAATCCACATATCGGAGTAATAATCACCGAGTGCAATAACCGATGCATTATCAAGGTGGGTAGCCGTGGGAACCCTGTCCTTTATTGCTTTTTTGATTCTTTCAAAGTCGCTTTGAATCATATTCTTTCTGCACTTCATTTCCTTGCATAGCCGTTCAACAAATCTGCGTCCGGCAAAACCGTAATTTTTCTCACTTACATTGTGAAGCTCTGACGCAAAACCCTTATCATCCACAGGCACACCGTGTATCTCCATCACACGGGTATTCATACCGTCATGTGAATCGTCCGAAAGAAGCGGTTCTTCTGCTGTTGACAAAACTATCAAACGCCAGTTCGTCATGCTCTGAATGCCGCCTTCCCTGCTTCCTCTTATCCTTCCAAAGCCGTTAGAAAGTCCGTAGACAATCTGTGCCATAGGGAGTCGATTCTCGTTTGCGAGCTGGCGTTCGTCAAGACCGTATAATATATTTCTTAGCGTATCAGCTTTTCTCTCAAGCCCTACCGCTGTTGCATTAAAGCTGCCCATAAGCTTCAGCGGATCGCCCCAGACCGATACAGCCATTTTACATGCGGCAGACTTACCGCTTGTAGTATCATGCCAGATGTTTACAAAAAACACACGATGTGATAACGGCTCCAATAACACCGATGCAAAGGATGATGCAAGCATAAATCTACCATACGGATTCTGCCGTAGCTTCTCTGAATATTCAAGCCATGTCTCAAAGCTTCCATACTCCGAAAGGCTCTTGTGTATTTCATTTGAATCCTCAAAATCAGTCTCAAAGCAAATATCATTCTTTGCAGTGTACGGGAAGAATGACGTATCATCAATCCAACCAAGCCTCTCGGTTGACTTCATAAGTGGGATGTTTCTGACATTTGCATTTTCATAATCATACAAGTAATCCACAATATCCGATGTATTCTTTGAAGCCACCGGAAAACCTCTGTCCGCACAGTTTATGAGCGATGATTTATTAAACGCCGATGACCTCGGTACCACGATACTTGTCCACACATTATCACGGTAAAATGACAGCTCCACCTTTTCCGAACAAGCATCTACGTTTTTGAATCTCTTTGTGATTACCACAGGCGATGGGCAAACTGTTATAACTGTACTGTCAGCACCGATGTTTACACGTTTTTGTATTCCATGCTCCATTGTCACTCTCCAGTTTGCAGGCTGAACCGCACTGTATAAATTAATTCCGGTAAGGTTTAAAGGCATATCGGTATCCTCTACCACAGTAACAGAGCGGTTTTGAAAATCAACTGCCTTTTCAAAATCCTTTATGGAGCATTTTCCCTTTATCTTTTGCTTGAATTTTCCGTATGCGGCAGGTGCAGATTTCTTTGCATACGCCATAAGCTTGATTGTTCTGTCCTCAAAAATCATGTCCTCACTCACTTCACCGTCAGCAAGCTCTGCGGCTTGTTCCGCCATAGACAGTACGGCCAGAGCAATCGGAGCTTTGACGTTACAGTTTCCACAGTTTTCAAATCCGAGCCTTGTCTTTATGTACTCACAGGTATGGGGCTTGTTTTCTTCTACCGCATGACGGATTTTATCATCTGTTTCAGCTCTGCTGTACTTAGGATATGGTTTTGAAATCTCATGTACAAATACATTCCCGTCCATTGCAAGAGACATATTTGTCACAAAAGCATACCATTCAGGCTCGGAAAGATTCTTTGCGTTATCCTTACAATATCTGCAAAATTCACACTTATCCATAAGCCTTTGTCCTGAACCTACAACACCGTCAAACTCTGTTCGTGATGTAATATCATATTCCGGTATATCAACCTCTAGTAAACATTCAGATAGCTGTTCTTGAGTATACAAAAGCTCCGGATTAAATTTTACACATTCCACCATAACAGGCTCTTGTTTTGAATGATAAAATCCCGGTATCCGCATACATCTGCTTTCGTTCTGACACATCGAATCTCCGTCAAACTGTTTTACTAACTGAAGTTGTATTTTCCTGAAATTCTTCACATCTCCATCCTTTATCAGCCAGTAACAATGAAGTGATTTCCTTGTTTTCACAATGATTGACGGAGGTAGTTTAAAAGAAGTGATTTTAGCTTTTTGTTCCTCGAAACTTCCCGTATCCATCTCAACGAACTGTGCATTAACTCTTGTTATTTCTTCATCGGTATGTCCGCCGCTGTTCACAACAAAGAACACACCGCGATGCTTCTCGTTATGCTGCATTAAGGCCGGCATAATATTTTGAATATTTGATAATTTTTCTGTATATTTCTGTCCCTTAAACTCCGGATCTTCTGCTTTCCTGTCTGAGAATACACGGATACAAACATTGTCTGTTTCAGAGTAAAATGCTAATAAAAATTTCTTAGTCTCCATACTTGCTTACCTCCTTGCAGTTTATATCAAAATATCTTATCGGAATATTGTGCCTTCGGGCAAACCGTATCTCCAGTGCCATTCCCTCGCTTACAATGCCGCCAAACACCCATAGTTCATGACAGCGTTTCAGAATCTGCAATCCCAGTGCCAGTCCCAATTCTCTTTCGGATTGTATGTCATCGTTCAAAAATTGTGTAAAAAACAAATGCGGCACCATAGGTACAAAAGCCTGATTAGCCACATACAGAGCATACATCTTTGCATTCTGAATGTTTGTTTGCATATCGCCTTTAAACGGACTTGCAACATATATCCATCTCATAAACCATTCGCCGTTTGCAATCTTCTGCCTTTTCTTTTCCTCAAGCTCCAGGCATCTCATCACGCTGTAAGCGGTCGGATCGGGATAATGTTCATGATTAAAATACTCTGCCATGTCAAATCTCCTCCATATCACCAAAGCTATATCCGACAGCCCCTTCGGCTTTTAGCGGAACATCAAATTCCGGGAACGGTTGCTGTTCCATACAAGACTTAATTACCGCACATGCTTCATCCTTTTTATCAATCGGAACTTCAAAGAGAATTTCATCGTGTATGGTAAGCAATGGCCTTATGTATGGATACTCTTTCAATTTTGCTAAAATCCTCACCATTGCAAGCTTTAAAATATCTGCCGCTGTTCCCTGTATCGGAGTATTCAAAGCACACCTTTGCCAATATGACCTTGTCCCCATATCCGGTGAATATATGCCTTTAAGTATTCTCCTTCTTCCGAATGCGGTTTCTGAATATCCTGTATTTTGTGCTTCATTCTTTGTTTCCTCCTGCCATGACGAGAGCATAGGATAACCGTTTTTAAGATTTGCAATAATATCGGCACATTCTGCTTTTGTCTTTTCAATTCCGGCTTTCTTGAGATTTCGCATAAGTCCGTTCGGAAACAGACCGTAAAATACTCCGAAATTACAGTTTTTTGCAATAGAACGGTGCTCCTTGTAATGAGGTGTATTTTTGTCGGTTGCCTCATCAAACGGAATATTGTAAATAACTGAGGTTGTTTGTGCATGAATATCTCCGTCATTCATATATGTTTCAAGCATTTTCTTATCACGGCAATACCACGAGCCTACACGAAGCTCTATCTGTGAAAAATCAAAGTCAACAAAGATGTATCCTTCGCCTGCTGTTAAAAAGTTCCTGATACCAACGGGATCATTGTCTTTGCGGGGCATATTTTGAAGATTAGGTGTCCTTGACGCAAACCGTCCGGTATCCGTTCCAAGCTGAAAAAATGATGTATGTATTTTCCCTGTCTCACCGTTCACTGCGTCCAAAAATCCGTCTATGTATGTAGATTTTATCTTGTTCCATTTACGGTACTCATGAATTAAATCCAACAGTGGTAATATTTCAGGCTTATTCTCTTTGCACCAGTCTTTTAAGAGTATCAGACTCTCCTCATCTGCCGCCGCCTGATATTTTGCCGTAGTTTTAAGCACTGGCAGTTTTAAATCCTCATACAGATATTTCTTGAACGCATCCGTTGACGCATTTGCACCGATATCAATATCTTTTCCAATTATCCTTTTAATGTCCCTTTTTAGCCCTAATAGCTTCTCGCCTGCATCAAACTGCTTCCGATACATCAAAGCCTTATCCACGGACACACCGTTGTATTTCATAAGTCCCACAAATATAGCAGTCGGAGATTCTATTGTTTCAATTATCTGCCTATGCTTTGGAAGATATTTGTCAAACCAGTTATTGAACATATGATACAGCTGAAGTGCATAATCCGAATCTGCACAAGCATAACGTATGGTTTCATAATCTTCCGGATCAAGCTCGTCAAAGTGCCTGGCGGCGGTAACCTCTGAAAATTTCGGCAAGTCAATGTGCAGTAACTGCGGCACTATGGTTTTTAGACCGCTGTCCGATAAAGTTCTGAACTCTATCTTTGTTTTAAGCGTCATCATCGCCGCAAGGATTGTATCGTATACAGGCGGCTGTATCAGGATATTATTTGAATACATAAACATTGCTTCAAACGCAAGATTATGTGCTGTTTTAATTACTTTGCTCTCTGCAAATCCTCGCAGTATTTCAAACATATCAAGATTTAATTTTGTATTTTTATGTGCAATGGGAGCATAGATTCCTGTTCCCTCTTTTACTGAAAATGAAACTCCGACTATGTGCGATTTATGGGGATCGATTGCTGCCATAGGTTCATCCCTGTACTCATCGTTTGGAGCAGTTTCAAAGTCAAAGCTCACAACATCTGCACCGTTCAAATAGTCTTTCACATCATCCGCACTTCTTGCAAGTGTATATTTCTCCATTATATTTTCCTTTCTGCGGAGGGCAGAAAACCTACCCTCCGCCTTACTTTTCTCATTTTACTCCAACGGCTGTATTACCTCACCTGTTTCCGGATCAACTTCCGTCGGCTGCTCAACTACAGTATCTTCAACATCTGAATCCATAAAATCAATATTTCTTGTAACTGACCTTATGCTCTCACCGTAGCCTTTTAGAATCTCCGTTTGCTCCGGTGTAAGCTTTTCAGAAAGAGAGAACTGCACCTGAGAATATGTAATTCCCGTATTATTGGTTGCCTTCTTCAAAGTGAGTTTTGTAACAACTCCGTATGAGCGCAAACCCTTTGTTACAATTCTCTTTGCCAGATAATCAGACAGTGATTTTAACGATGTCGGCGGCACAGTTACCACTACCGGATACAGCTCCCCGCTCCTTAATATATACAGCCTGTGTGCATTCTTACAAGCCTTACTCTGACCATCCTCACCGCTGCCGAATTTGTTATACGGGCATTTTGCACACTCACCGCCGGGAGTGCCTATTCCTGTGCGGTTATCTGTCGAATAACAGCTTGGCGCAATGTTCTGTCCGTTATATTTTTCTGTCCAGAAGCTGTTCAAGGGATAGTGGTCTACAATAACACCGACTACTTCTTTTTCACTGTCAGGGGAATCGGGATCTTCCCCCGGAACTTCAAAAGCTAAGCCTCCGCCGGCAGGAATCTTCACCTTATCAAGGCTAATGTTTAAGCCATTTAATTCCTCTGCAATACCTTCTGTAACATCACTGCTTACATTCGGGATAATGTATCCGTTGTTGGTTTTTGTTAATTCGTTACTCATATTAAATACTTCCTTTTCTTATTTTGATTTTCTTATACCTACTGTGACCTTATCAAACACATTTATCTTACCCTCAAGCCAGTCGGGTAAAATATCATCATTATCCGCCATCTGCTCCTTTACAAAAGCAGACAGGGAATTTGCGTTAACGTTCTCTGTGATAAGTGAGCCATAACCCTCAGAACGAAGTGCTTTAAACAACTCGTCCTTATAAGCTTTATCGGCAGAGGCATAAGTTTTAGTTGTAAGATAAAACAGCGTCCCCGCTCTTTGAAAGCTCTGCGTTTCGGTGCTTGCCATAAGCTGCGATAGTTGAAATTCTGCCTGTTCAATTTCAGCATTATTTTCTTTCACCATATCAGCAAGCTCTGCCTTTCTCTCTTTCAGTTCCTTAAGCCGGTCTGCTAACATAAACATTTCATCTGTCATTTTAAAATCGACCTCCAGTCATCTACTATTTTTGCTGCAATATTTTCTTTTTGCTTTAATGCTTTTAATACAGTTTCGTCAATCGTGTTCTTTGCTACAAGGTGTATGTACTGACACACATTCCTCTGCCCGATACGATGTATCCTCGCCCTTGCCTGAGAGTAATCGGCAAAGTTGTATGATAAACTATAGAACACCATAATACTTGATGCGGTAAGCGTAAGACCCATACTTACGGTTTGCAGCTGACCTACAAACACCATACATTGGGGATTGTTTTGAAACTTGTCCACTTCCGTTGCCCTGTCCTTGACATCACCGCATATACGGGAATATTGAATATTTTTCTTATCAAGCATTTTGCATATCTCTGTTATTTCGGGTATGAACCTTGCAATAATAACAAGCTTTTTATTCTCAGAGATTGCCGTATCAATAATATCCTCTAAAGCGTCAAGCTTTGCCGAGGATACCTGCTCATACCTTTCAGAGTCCTCATCCGGACGAAGAAATCCGCCCGTTATCTGCTGAAGTCTTAAAAGGCGTGTCAGGATATTTGTCGCTGTTACTTCGCCTTTTGAAAGTTCGGTATAGCTGTCCTTTACAAACTGCCTGTACAATTTCATAGCCTTGTCCTCAAGCGTAATACTACGGACAATATCCGTCGTTTCCGGCAAATCAAGAGCCTCTTCCTTTGTTACCCTGAAAGCAATAGAATGTGCCTTTTTTACAAGTCCCGCCAAGTTACGCCAACCGATAGGCTGATTGAAGTTTCCGAGAATTGCATACTCATTTTTAAAGGCATAAAAGCTCTTTCCGAAAATGCTGTCATCAAGCACTTTATATTGCGAAAAGAAATCAAGCGGATTGTTTTGTATAGGTGTTCCCGTCAGAATCAGTCTGTATTTGCATAGCTTTGAAATCCTATATGCAGCCTTGCTCATTTTTGCCGTTGGATTTTTTATCCTGCTGCTCTCATCACAAATGAGAAAATCGGGATGCCATACTGTAAGCTCTTTTTCAATAAGAGAAATACTGTCATAATTTACAACAGCTACTTCAAGTCCCTTATGCGGTATTGATTTTAAGAGTTTCACCTTATTTGCCGATGAGCCATGCAGTACCGATAATGAGTATGGAAAATCGGCAAATTTAGAAAATTCCTCCTCCCACACCGTAACTATTGATTTCGGGGCTAAAATAAGCAGACGTTTTATTTTGCCGATTAAATATGCCCTTCCGGCAACAGCTATGGATGTGATTGTCTTACCACACCCCATCTCCATGAGCAGTGCAAAGCCGGGTGAAATCACTCTGTTTCCAACAATCCCCATACTCCAACAAGCAAGATTATATCCTTTAAGCTGATGCGCATATGGTGCAACTGTAAGCGGAGCGGAAATAAATTTTTCCGTCTCATACAAATCCTTACATACAAACTTCTGTTTCATAGCTTTGATTTCTTCCGACAACTCGCACCCCATTAAATCCAACGTTTCAATATCGTCTGCTCCGCCAGGAATGCTCCATGCCTTTTCTTCCGGATGCCATAGCCTGCCCGGTATTTCCTTGATACTCTCTTTTTGAATAAATGCGTCATAGATAAAAATTCTGTTATCTCTGAACACTGCCCTCATCAAATCCCTCCTCGTCTGTTTTTGTAACATAAGAAAATTTAAAATTCTTATTCTGCGTTCTGCCACACAAAACTTATCTAACATTGTACTGCCCTCCTTTCGAGAGCAGTATAATACTCAAAGTACCCATCTTTTTGGTACTTTGAAAAATATTTTTAAAAAATTTTATTTTTTTTGTTTCCATATTCATTTCCTCCATAAATCTGTATAAAGTTTTTAAATGAATATGGTTTTATGGATATCTTATGGGTGGAAATGCCCAAGAAACTGATATATACAGATAAAAATGTGCATTAAAAATCTTAATAACAGATTTTTTGCACAACAGATTAAAAAAAAATTTGTAATAAAAATTTGATTGCTGTTTTAAACGCTTTTGATTTGTTGCTTTTCGTTGAAAAACAACATAATATTTTGATTTTGGAGTATTTATTTAGAAAAAGAACAAAATTCGCACCAAAATATATAAAAGCCGAATTTGTCAATCGACTTTTTTTGACAAATTCGGCTTTTGGGTTATTGTATTATAAATTCTAATTATTTTATCCTTGTGTTTTTCTATTTTAATTTTCACTCACTCCGGTCATTATTGTCTTAATTATATATTGATTATAGACTCCTCATCACAAATGAGAACCCTAGTTTTGATACAAAATTGCGGTTCTGTTTTTACACATTAATTATTTATAGTCTCCAAGAAAATCCTTGTTGATTTCGAACAATTCATCACACATATTTTTAATTTCATCCAAAGAGCAAACTGCCGATGTAAGCGGATCCATATATACAGCATGGTAAACCATTTCCTTGCTCTTTTTAACAGCAGCTTCTGCCGCCAAAGTTTCCATACGTGCCGTCGTGTTAACAAGAATTGCAACATGATCCGGAAGTGGTCCGGCAATCGTAGTTTTAAGGCCCATTTTATCAGCAACAACCGGGACCTCGACGCATGCGTCATCCGGAAGATTTGGAATAGATCCGCGATTTAAGACATTGCCATTAAATACAAACGGTTTTCCGTCGCCAAATCTTGCATTAAATATGCATGGTGCATACTCTCCGGATTTTTCTTGCGGAACCGGCTTGGCTATAAAATCCTCATAATCTTTATCAGGGTGTTTTGCTCTTTCTTTTCTCAAATCAAGCGAATAGGCATATACTCCCGGATTCCAGCCTGTTCCGTGAGTACAATATTTTTCAAGTAAATCCGGTCTTTTTCTGAACCACTGATTATACTCCGAGTTATGCCCGCTTGATTCAGTAGTATAATATCCCAATTTCAAGAACATTTCATTTCTAACCTGCTCTTGATTTAAGTATTCGGGATTCTCTAAAAGCTTGCGCAATTTCGGGTACAAATCCTCGCCGTTATGCTGTAATTCCGTATAGAAAGCCTGGTGATTTACACCGAAACACTTATACACGACTTCTTCCCTCGGAATGTTTAGCCAGCCGGCCAACAGCTTTATTGTATCCTGCACACTGTGGCAAAGACCTGTTACCTCTACATTTGCATGTCTCTGCATAGCTCCGCAAAGCATCGACATCGGGTTCGTGTAATTCAAGAAAACTGCATTAGGACAATACTTTTCAATATCTGCACATATATCAAGCATAACCGGAATATTTCTTAATGCCCTGAAAATCCCCGATATACTTCTCGTATCACCTATATTAATATCAACACCGTATTTTTTGGGAATTATTATATCATACTGCCAAATATCTATGTCTCCGTTAAAAATCGTGCATAAAACACCATCTGCACCTTTTAATGCTTCCGCTCTATCCATAGTCGTAGTAACTTTGCATTTTGGCTTGTTACGTTCTGCAATAATCTTCTCAACACATTCTGTTATATCCTTAAGTTTCCTTTCATTTACATCCATAAGTGCAAATTCACATTCTTCGAAAGCCGGGAATGTAAGCATATCCATAATAGTCTTTGATGTGAATTGAAGACTTCCCGCTCCAATAAAAGTAATTTTTTTCATAACTAAAACTCCTCTGAATTATAATTTTTTGGTTTGTATTTTCTTTCTGTATATCTTTTCGGCTGTACAATAAATCACATTTCAAACACCTCCTCGTATAATATATTTATGATTATTTTCAAAGAAAATCACATAAAAGACTTGTGTATATTCAAGGCGTATCAGGCGATCGGTTAAAACCGTAAAACGATATTTTTCGCCTTTTACTATTGCATTTTCATTTGCTTTTGCATATGCTTTTTCATAATATTTTCAATAAAAAAAGTTATTATATTCAAGCCAGTTTAACAGCAGCTGTTTCCACTGCGCCACATGAGGAATGTCCTCAGCCAACCCCAAACCGTGTTCTCCTTTTGGAAAAATATGCAACTCGACGGGAACATTTATTTTTTTCATTCTTTCTGCATATACCAATGAATTTATAACATTCACGCACGAGTCCTCAAATGTATGCCAAATAAATGCCTGCGGAGTTGAGCTGTTCGCTATCAAATTCGGACTGAGTGCTTCTCCCATTTCCGCAAGCTTATCGCCGAGAAGCGCCTTTCCCGAGCCGAAATGCGTTATTCCGCTGCCCAAAAGTGCGATAACCGGATAACATAAAATCTGTCCGTCGGGTCTGAAATTCTCTTCATCAATTTCATCCGGCTCATCAATTTCCATATCATTAAAATATGTGCTCAAAAGCGCTGCAAGATGTCCCCCTGCCGATGAACCCATAATATATATTTTATTTTTGTCCAGACCGTATTTTCCCGAATTATATCTGACAAACCGCATAGCACGCCTTGCGTCCGACAGCTCCGCCGGGAATCTGTGCGGCGCTACACGGTAGCTGCATACAAACGCCGTAATTCCGTAATCATTAAGAAATTTTGCATACGCTTCACCCTCACTCGGCGAATGACCTCCGTATCCGCCGCCGGGCAGTATCACAACGGCGCCGTCCGATTTCTTTTCCGCCGGAGTATATGCTGTTATTGTAGGCATACGCATACATTCCCCTGTCACATGAGTCCACAAATCAAATACTTCTTTGTTCATGTACCAAATCAGATCCTTTCAGAATGTTTATATAAAAGGGGTGCACACACTGCAAACACCCCTTTTTATATATCGCATAATAAAATTTATTTATCTGACAAATTTGAGTGCGAGCGGCTCAATTTTTGCAAAGTCGCTGAGCGCAAACAATTTAATTGTTTTACCTGTTATATCAGTGTCAAAACAAAGTGTGTAAGCTGTGTTTCCGGTTTCAACGTCGCTTTCCACTTTACATTCAATCATATTTCCGTTTACGTCGTAAGCTGCCGCAACAAGAACGCCGTTTGTCTTTTCATCAAATGCTTTAAATTTCGCGGATACAGCATTTGCGCTTACCGTAACATTATAAAGATATGCAGGCATATTTGAGAAGAAATCACTTTTTTTCGTCATTATTTCCGCATCCGCCGTATAACCCAACCGAACATACTGATCAAATATATCAATAAATGCATTTCCGTCAGTCGCTTGAAGCATATCACTCTTCAAGGTGCCACCAAAACCGCTTACAATTTGGTTATACGAGCTAAGCAAATCATCGTCAATTATATAATTGTTTTCAACCATTTGCGCATATGCACCCTTTAAGCTTGCTACCATTTCGCAGGTAACTTCTTGCGCACTTTCTGCAGCAGCGAGAGCTGCTTTAAATCCTGACTTAACATTCTTTTTGTTTGTAACAGCCGTCATTGCCCAAATTGAGTTGTTGTATGCACCGCAGCCGTTTGCAATTTCATTGCTGCTTGAATATATTACATTGCCATGTTCGTCAACCCTTACACCGTCTTTGTCCGCAAGCGAACCTACAAAATGTACATTAACAAGAACCTTTGAGCTGTCAACCGGTACTGTAAATACATTAATGCCTGCCATTGATCCGGCGGAGTTCAAAAATGAATATCTCGGTGTTGTTCCATCTATCCAATCATTTTTTTGTTGTTCCGAGAGAGCGTTCATAGTTGCCATAATAGCTTTGTTGGTATTATAATTCTTGAAATTATCTGTGAAACACGTTTCACTTTCCCAGTCTTCTGTTAGTTTTTGCAGCGAAATTGTCCATGCAGCAAATCCTTTCCACCAATCTTCCTGAGTAAGTTCAGCAGCTTCCTTCTTAACCGTAGGTTTACCGTTTTTATCATAAGAGGTAACTTTAGGTGTTTTCGGATCTATACGGACAGCTGTTTCGTCAGCGGTTCTGTCGTTGTTATTGTTTGTTTTGATGTTTTCTATTATTCTTGAATTTGAAGCCAGAGAATGCTCTGCTGCTTTCTCGTTTACCATATAGTCAACAACATCATACGATCCGTCAGCATAATCCAGTTTCAACGCAAGCTTAGACATGTTGTTCCACCGGCTGTATCTTTTATCTTTCTGCAGCACCGGATTTGAAGCGGTTGAAAGTATTTTCAGTTCACTGTAGTATCCTTCATTAATATTGACATCAACACCTTTCATCTTTGTATCTTCCGCACCGGTGTCAATATTTGTGTATGCATTTGTTTTAACATTCATCAGATAAGGTATATCAAAGAACGTCATTGTATTCGTTGTCTTTCCGGTTTCCCATGTTCCCCACGTCGGATAAATAGTGTTTCCGTCAGCACTATGAAACTTGGTCCAGTTGTTCCAGTAAGAATCTACTCCGTTATTATTGCCGAAATATTTAAAATGATCAACAGATATGCCTGTATCAATATACGCATACGGATAACTGCCATCTTCATTTTTCACAAGAGTATTTTGCATATATGCTTTGCCTATTGTCGGCTGTTTTTCATATGCTGCATCACCCACCTTGGCATATGCTGCCTGATTCGCATACGGAGCTATATCAACCTTTTCATATAATGTAACCTTGCTGTCAATCACATCGGCATAGGCATCTACTGCAGCTTGTGCCCTTGTTCCTGTTTCACCCAAGTCTACGTTCAATGTCTTTGCCTGATTGAGTATGGCAGTTATATAATTAATGTCGGATTCTGTTATTTCTTTACCCTCAATAGCATCGAGTTTTTCCGAAAGAACGGTTCTTAAATCACTGTCCTTTGTGACCGCAGTCATAGCATATACCATTGAGCCGTACATACCATCGCTCCACTCTATATTCGACCCGTCCTTTGCCTTAGAATAATCTACAGTTCCGTCAGGTTTTACTACTACACCTGTATAATCGGCACACGAACCTACAA